CCAGTGTTGCTAATAGGCGCCGTTGTGCCAGTAATCTGCTGATTGACGGGAACGTCTGGGGGCAGAATTTCGCTTTCGTCGATTGGCAGCTTTGGCTCCGCTTGCATGCTTGTAGGCGCCACTTCTACACCGCTCACAGTAGCAGGCATCTGCATGGATGACAGCATCGTCTGCCGCGCAATCTGGTCACGCTCATTCATCTGCGCTGGGAACAGCGTTCGAAGCTCTTGCTCCGTTGCGATGTCACCCGCGATTGCGTCGCGTAGTCCGAGGCGGTCGATGTCTTCTTGTGTGAGTACATATTGTTCCATTATGCGCCTCCTATTTTCCAAGCCCAAAGCCTGAGCCAAATGAGCCAAACCCCATCAGTAACTTACCCGCGCTTCCCATTGGATCGTATGTCGACGACATTCCTGTGGTCGTCCCGATGCCCGCTGGGAACGATGCAGATCCGCCCGTCAACGCTGAGAATTGTGTCAGCGGGAACTGTTGCTGCATGAGGTACTGCTGATACGCTGCGTCCAAGCCTTGCTGGCCAATTAAGCGCTGAGCTTCTCCTGCGCCCATCTGAGCGCCTAATCCCGCGAGCTGCGTCTGGAACTGCTGTGCGCCCAGTCCGGCTAGCTGGCCAGCCGCTCCGAGACGCTGCGCTGTCTCCGACTGCTGACGGGCAACTGCCTGTTGGTAGCCCTGTTGCTGCATGTCAGCTAACGTTTTGCCCATGCCAACTTGGTATTCGCCTTCTAAAGCGCCGCGGTAAACATCACCACGTGATCCAAATGCGCCTGCCTTTGCACGTGTAGCTGCTTCCTGAGTGCGCTGCTTTGCACGCTGAGCTTCCATCGCAGCGACCGTAGGCTCCATGACGCCTGCTGTGTATTGCTGCGTGTACTGCGCAATGTCCGCGGCACGCTGCTCCGGCGTCATGCCTGCGATTTCGCTAAAGACGCTTCCGGCTTGCCCAAATTGAGCTGGCGTTCCTAGTTGGCCATAACCCTGCAACGCCTGCGTCTGGATGTCCGTCATGCCAGCAACACGGTCGCCAGTAAATGGCGTAAACTCCATGCCGGCGATCTTTTCCGCCTGCGGCATGATGAATTGCTCCATGTACTTTTGCTGGAGCGGATCCATTTCTGCTGTTTGTGTCTTTGTTGAACTACTTTTACCCACGGCTAAAGCTCCATCTCAAAGTGGCGGTATTTTTCTGAGAAACCATTGTCTTGTGCATACCGCGCAAATCCTATTCTTCCGTCAGCCTCAATGGCCGATAATTCACCTTTTATCGCTACTTCCTTGAGGATGTTGATGGCTGCGTTCATCCAAACACTCATGTCAGCGCCACCCATGTACTCAATGTAGAGCGTATGCCTTTGAGGGTGCCTCATGACGCATGTGGTAAATGCGGCAATTAACGTGTCCTGCATGTACACAGCCCATATTAGGCTGCGGCCTTCTAATATGTCGCCCACAACGTCCTCCATTGAAGAGTTGCGTTCGTTTTTCCGGATCGACGCCTCAAGCAATGATAACGTTTTCTCTACACCCGCTTGGACATCTTCAACGATAGGCTCAATCCGTATAGTCGGCTTTCGTTCAAAGTTTACAACATTATCACTCAAACGGGAACCCTCATCCATGCATCCTTGTTATATGTAAGGTTGTTGCTGGCGCCGCTGGGCTAAATGACGTTGCCGCTGATGCGTCTAAATAGCCAGATGTGCCGTCTACCGCCCACATAACTTGCAAGTAATCGCCAGCACTTACGTCAAACTTAGCACCGCGCGATACGACGACAGTCGCGTCATTCTGATGCAACGAATACACAATGGTATTGTTGGTTGCATCCGTACCGTTTAGCTTGGGCCAGAAATAGAACTTAACTGTGCTAGATGACGTTGATGAAATCTGCGCGGAAAACATGACAACGTATTCGCCTGCTTCCTCAAACACAATCTTGCTGTTGTCTGTAGCATCCCGATCAATGCCCTCGTTGCCTATGGGCGCATCGTACGTTATTGCGTACGCCGTGTCTGTAGCCGCTGCGGTGACATCAGTTGTGCGATAAAAAGATGCGTGTCCATCCTCTAAGACGATCTGACGAAACTCGTTGTTCTTGGATACTACAGGATACCCATTCACGTCATCCCACAGGATAACGCCATTCTGCGACGGATTATCAGCGGACGTCTTAAATCCTAACTTTGACAAGTTAAGGGTCAGATATTGTGTGAGCTGCCTGCCCCACTGGTCAAGACTTGTACCAATAACTGGCAGGTTAGGTATAGGCATTACCGCTTACCCCCTTGCTGCGCGTCAACGCGCACGATGCCTACGCGGAAGTTTGATCCGTCATCAGGCTCAATGCGCATCTTAAATTGACGACCCGCCAGACGTAACCCAGTAGGCGTTGCAGGGTCAAATGGCCCATGCTCCACTTCATCCCCATTCGGGTAAAAGCGCGTCTTAAATTTAAGTTGTACGTCGCCCTTTGTGCGTTCGTCTGCAATCATCTGTGTAACGTGCATGATATTGTCGCCGTTGCCCAACTGGATCGGGCCTGTCTCGGCAAACATATTTGTAGCACCTGTGCCAGCCACCTCATGATGGTACACGTCCGTGCTGTCGACCATAAACGCATTACGGAAAACACCGCGAGGCGCACCCGCCGTGCGAGACAACACGCCAATGTGCCAGTGGTTTTCCTTATAATCGTAGGCGACATACTTGTCGATTTCGCCACTGTCGTTTTGAGCATCAGACTGGTAAAACCACCAAACTTCACCAAACTCAGAGTTATTAAAAGCCCACGTCTTAGACTTATTGCGGTCTTGCAGTTCGCCAAACACATGGTCAAACACATCACACGGTATTTCTTGCACGACGTTACCATCAAAGCGGAAGAAACCGCGCTGACCCATCCAGAACACGCCTGCGTCCGTGTCTACAGCCGCCATGCGAGAAATCGCACCACATGCAGTGCCGACACGCTGGAAGCCATAGACAAACGGTGGGCCACTGTATCGCGCACTGTGTGCGTCGATGTCCGTGAGTATTAGCACCTGACCCCTAGTGCGTATGCCTTGCATAATCTGCCCAGCAGTTTGCAATTCAATGTCGCCTGCTTGATTTGACGCTGTTGGCGTCCAATCTGTGTTATTCTCAATATCGCACCACTGCACCTTGCGTGGGTTATTGGCTGCGCCTAACGCAAACACAATCCGTTCTTCTGTTACAACTACGCCTAAGTTCCCTGTTGGCGCGTTAGAAATGACAGCCGCGTCGTTAGCCACGTTTAAAGACCACTCTAGCAAACGCCCGTCTGCATACGAACACGCAATCAAGTTTTCACCAAAGTTGTCTAGCTGCCAGCTATTAGCTTCGCTATAAGAACCGAACGCTGAACGCTCTGTGCCATACGTTCCAACGCCGTAGTTGCCGTACCCATAGCCAGTTTCTAATGTGCTGTGCTCATCGCCTGCCGTCAAATCAGATGGTGTAATGTCGTACACTGTATTGTCGGCTGTTGAAACCTTTAACTCGTTAAACGAACCGCCTGCATAGAAGCGAGAGCCATCATTTGCTTCCCAAGTGTGAAAGCCACGAATTGGATTTGCGCTAAATCCTGCTTTGCGAGACTGCCACCCACCTACGGGGCGCAGCGTATTGTCACGCCAGCGAACCAGCGACGCGTCTTGCCACCTACCTTGGCCTTCAAGATCAGTACCGTTTTTGTAAACGCCTGCGGGTATATCTAAAGGTATTAATGTCATGCTGGCACCGTATATGTTCCTGATGATGTAAATGCTTGCACGTCATTCCCGACAGTAAACTTGACATATCCGCTTGCGCCATCACCGCCGCCTGCGTTGCCTGTACCGCCTGCACCTATAGTCACGGTAATAGTAGAGCTAGGCGCTAAATAAAGCGTACCTGTCTGCCTTGTAGCCGCTTTACCGCCCCCACCGCCGTTGTTGGCGCTAAATGGTGCGGCTCCACCACCACCGCCGCCTGCGCCATAAGACGTAGAAGGTGCGGGAAAGCCTGCTGTTTGATTTCCGCTATTAGAGTTTAAGCCACCAGCGCCACCCGATCCGTA